ATGAAAATGCCTAATGCAGCAGATTTATCTTTATCTGTAAACACATCTTTATTACCACAAGAAGTAATTAATCAGACTGAAAGTTGGATGAATGAATCTTATTCTAAAAATTTAGCCGATAAACTTACTGCAAAATATCCTAATTATTCTTTTGAAGCTTATAAATCTATGAGAATAGGTGGGTTACAAGATATAAGTTGGAGAGTAAAAATAGGTAATGCAGTAACAGATAGAATATTTAAAGGTGAAAAAGAAATAACTGCTTCTAAAGTATTAAATAATATTGCTAAATCTAATCATCCTTTAAACAAATTAGCACAACATTTAAGAAAATTTGTTGTTAATAATGATATAACTTTAACTAGAAAAAATGAAATACCAGTTACAAATGGAATTTCACCTACAGGAATATATTATAGTGATACTAATAAAATTGAAATATCTGAACAACAAAATCATGTTTCTCCTGAAGTTACTGTATTACATGAAATATTACATCATTTAACTTTTAATTATTTAAGAAAAAATACAGCAGAAAATGATGAATTTTTAAGTTTTTATAATGAAGCTAAAAAAAATACTGATATATTTCCACCTTATGATGCTAAAACAAATACAGGAACTTATGCTTTAAATGATATAGATGAATTTATGGTTGCTTTATTTACTGATAGTAGATTTATTCAAAAATTAAAACAAATACCTGCAAGTAAAAAATCTAAATTTTCTAATTTATTTCAAGAAGTTTTTGATTATATATTAGGTTTATTTGGAGTTACTAAAAATTCTTCTTTATATTCAGAAGCTTTTGCTGTAGCTACCCATATAATAAGTGGTAATCAAACAGAAACTGATACTGATTATGAATTTAGTTTTCCTAAAACATTAGGAAATATAGCTTCTAATGTTCAAAATGAAATTATAAATAAATTAGATAATCTTCAAACTAAAGTATCTAAAGAAAATGAACAATATCAAATAGAAGGATTTGCTCAAGAATGGATTAGAGCTTCAACAGTTGCTAAAAAGAAAATTCAAAATAGAACTTTTGCTAAATTAAATGAAGATGAAACTGAATTAGATGAAATGAGAAAACAAGCAGGTACTGTTATTCATGCTATTCAAGCTAATTATATTAAAAAAATGTTTCCTGAAGCTAATAAACATTTAGCTGATACTGTTATTCCGATTGAATTAAAAGATTTAGAAACAGCTATTGAAGAACAACTTAAACCTTATGTTGATGCTGCTAAAGCTAGAGGTTCTGTAATTAAAGCTGAAGTCTTTGTAGCTAATGCTAAAACAGGTATAGCTGGAACTATTGATTTATTAGAAATAACTAAAGAAGGAACTTATATTATTTATGATTTAAAAAATAGATTTACTAAAGATGAAACAGCTAATCGAAGATTTAATAAAATTGGAGAATGGACTGACCAAACTTTTGAATATAAAAAAATATTGGAGGAGGGAGATAAATCTTTAGGAATAGTAAAAGGAGAAGTAGAAGGTGTTTACATATTAGAATTGGAAGTTTTACCTGTTAATAATGGAGTTGTTGTGTCAAGTAATGCTTCATCTAAAGGTAATTTATCTTTAGAACAAAAAACAACTAAATACTTAAAATATAGAAAATTAAATAAAATAAAAGTAGTAGCTCCATTTTTTTTAAGAACTAAAGATATTAAATTAGATCAAATGATTGATTCTTTAGAAGCTCAAATTGAAAAAATTAAAGCTTTAAAACCTAAAACTGATATAGAAAAAGAAGCTAAAGAAGCATTATTTAATTCTAAAATTGAATTAATGCAATCTTTACAACTTAAAAAAGATATTAATAAATTAATTGAAAGTGCTTATAACGATTTAACTCAAATAGAAAAATTAATTGAAGATAAAAATTTAGGAGAAAATACACAAGTAGTAGAAGAACAACTTGAATTGTATTCTAATATTTTAAAATATATTGATTATAATAATTTAGATAAAGTTTTATTAGATAAACTTAAAAATGTACAATTATTAGCTAGTAAATTATCAGAAGATTATTTTGATTTAAATAAAGAAATTATTATAGAAGCAGCTAATTCTAATCCAGGTCTTGCTGAAACTTTAAAAAATTTTAGTATTGATTTATTTGGAGCTGTTAAAGATATTGGAGTATTTAGAAAATTAACAATGGGTATATCTACTGTTGATAATCCTTTAATTCAAAATGCTTATCAAACTGTTAGAAATGCTTTAGCTAAAAGTAGGTCAAAAGCTCAAATATTAGCTAATAAAGTAATTGAAGCTAGAAAAAAATTAGTAGAACAATTAGGTAAAGCTGATTTTAATATGATGATTAATTATAATTCTAATAAAGAACCTGTATTAGTACAAGAATTTTCATCTGAATTTTACAAACAAAAGAAAGCTGCTGATAGAATAAATGATGATGAATGGTTAAATGAAAATGTAACTTATGACCAACAACACTATTTAGAAGCAAGAGAAAAACAATTAGATTATTTAGATGCTTATAGAAATGCTAATAGAAAAAAAATAGCTTATCAAAATCCTGAATTAACACCAACAGAATTAGATGCTGCTGTAGCTCAATATGATAAATTAGCTATGCAATTATGGGAATCTAAAAATAAAGGTAATTTAGTTAAACATTTTAAACCTAAAATTAAATGGAGAGATCCAAAATGGGTTGATATTAAAATGGGTAAATATAAAGGAACTGCTGTTGAAGAGTTTTATGATTTATACTATACTACTTTAGAATTAGCTAGAGAGTTACAACCTAATGATGTACATAAAAACTTTATACCTAATTTTGCTAAATCTTTTATAGACAGGACTATGCAAAATGGATTAACTGGTGCTATTCAAGGTAAATGGTCAGGGTTATTTGATTCATTAGAATTAGATTTTGATAGAGAAGCTTATTCAACTACAGATTCAGTAACAGGAGAAATTATTCATACAATGTATATACCTGGTACATCTAAACAAAACGCTAAAGATAAATCAACAGATTTAGCTGCTAGTTTATTTATGTTTATGGAAGGTGTTTACAGATTTGAAGAATTAAAAGATGTAGAACAAATGGTATTAGCTACTAAAAAACATTTAAAATATAATTCAGAATTTGTTAAAAAAGATGCTTTAGGTAGGGTAATTGAAGGTGCTAAATCAACTGTAAATGTTAATAGTAATAGTTCTGAAATGTTTGATTCTTGGGTTGATGGTACTTTATACGGTATTAAAACAAAGAATGAAACTGCTTTTGAATTAAAAGGTAATGGATTTACTCAATTATTAGGATTACTTAAAAAAGGAGAAACTAAAAAAATATCTTATGCTAAAATAGTAGATAAAATATTAGGTTATACTTCTTTAAGAAATTTAGGATTTAATATGTATGCTCCTATTGTCAATTTATTATCTGGTTCTGCTAATATGTATATGACAGGAGCTGGAGGAGTTCATTATAGTTCTGAAAATATGACTAAAGCTTTAGGATTAATATTGGGAGGAAAAACTAATTTTCCTAATGCTGATGTTGAAAAAGCTAGATTAATAGTTGATTGGTTAGGTGTTGATACTTCTGAATTTAAAAAAAATGTGGAGGAGGAATTATCATCTTATAAAACTAAAAGATTATTAGCTAAATATAATTTATTAAGTATTATGAATTTATCAGAAGGAGTTCTTAGAGATTCTGGAGCTATTGCAATGGTACTTTCAGGTAAACATAAATATAAATGGGAAGATTTTAATGTAGTTGATGGTAAATTAGTTGTTAATACTGATTTATTAACTAAAGAAGTATTTAGACAAAAAGTAATTTCTGTTAATCAAAGCAATATTGGAGGAATAAATCCTGATGATATGATGATGGCTAAACAATACATTACAGGTAGAATATTAATGCAACACAGAAGCTGGTTACCTGCTTTGTTTTTTAATAGATTTGGAAGTAAACAATTTGATTATAATTTAGGTAAAGATATTGAAGGTAGATACCTTACAGCTTTTAGATTATTTAAACATTTAACTTTTCAAAAAAATATTAAAGAATTATCTGAAATGGAACAAGCTAATCTTAAAGCAGCTAGAATAGAAGTAGCAATGATATTAGGAACTGGATTATTATTAGCATTTATGAAAGCAGGTTTTGATGATGATGATAAAAAAGAAGCTTGGTATAAAGTAACTAAAAAAATTAATAGTAGAGTATTTTCAGAATTAGTATTTTTTGCTGATCCAACATTTCAAAATCAGTATCAGATACTTTTATCTCCAGCTGCTTCAGCAGGAACAATAGAAGATGTAGGTAAATTTTTAGGTGCTTCTTTTACAGAAATAGTTGAAACAGATTCAAAAAAATTAGAAAAAAATAAACCAGGAATTAAAGCTTTAAAATTAATTCCTGGAAGTAAAGTTTATACTTTTATTGAAGATTTAGCAACTGATGAAAAATAAAAAAAATAGGAGAAGGTAATTCTCCTATTTTTAATTTTAATTATTAGGTTCTATTTTAAGTGGACAATTTAGTTTAGTTTCTTCTATACAATCAGGTGCTGATATAACAGATGTATAAATTATTTCATTTGTTTCTCTACCTCTTATTGTATCATGTTGATAAGTGATATGTCTAAGACAATTATTTTTCATAACACAATGTATATTGTTACTTGTAATACCTGTACAACGGGAAGTATCATTATTTAATAATTTCATATTTCTTTTGTTTTAAATTTACTAATATCTAAATCTTTTTTAATAATTAAACTTTTATAAGTTTTATAAAATTCATCTATTCCTATTTCTTCAGTAAAGTATTTAATATATTCTCTTAATATTATTGTACTAAACTCAATATTAATTAAATCAGCTGTTTGTTTAATTCCTTCAGCATATTTAACGCCTTTACCTGGAAGACCTTTTACGTTATTATGATTACCAGTTATCATTTGACTCCAAAAATTAAATTCTTCTTGCTCTTTAGTAGTAGTAATCCAGGCTTCTTTTCTCCAATTGTAATGAGTACCTTCAGTTCCTAATATATCAGAATCTATTGCACATATAAAACTATCAGGTGTTTGTTTATAAAAAGATACTACAAATTCATCTACTTCATAATCATTAGCTGTAAAAATGTTATATCTTTTTATTAAATCTTCTTTAACAAATTGCCACCATTTAGGACTCATAGTTGGCCTATTTTGTTTATAATCAGAATTATATTTTAATTTAGATTGAATTGTATTTTTACCTTTTATAAAACCTATATATTCAGTACAACCTGATTTAGATAAAATACCATTCATTACAAAATCAGCTGATTCAATAAGTTGTTCTTCTGTTTTATCTATATAAACTAATTTATTGTTTTCTTTTTGGTATATAGGATTACCTAATTCATCAACTCCTATTTCAATTTTAATACCTGCACCTATACTAAAGGCAACAGAATCCATGTCTATAACTGCTATTTTATTCATAATGTGTTGATAAATAATCAAGTAAATATTTAGCATAAGTTACTAAATATTCTTGATTATTAAATGTAAATTGTGTTTCTTGTTTAATGATAGCTTCTTCGTATGCTTGTTGAAACTGTTCAAATTTGTCTTGATTAAATAATTGTGTCATATTAATTTTATTTTTGCCAGTACGAATTTACGGAACAATCAACAATAACTGGAACTTCTTTTAAAACTTTTTTAGCTGCATTTACCATTAATTCGTCTAATTTAATTTTCCATTCAAATGCTTGATTTTCATGACATTCAGTCTGTATCTCATCATATACAGCTAATATAATTTTACAATTCCAATTATTTTTAAATATTTCTTCTTGTACATCTATTAAGGCTTGTTTTATAATATCTCCGTTTGTACCTTGTATAGGACTGTTTTTAGAAGCTCTTTCAATAGACCCTAATAATTTAAAATCATCAGTATCTACTGCAAATTCCCATTCTGGAAACCATCTTATCCTGCCATAAGGTAAAGCTGTCTTTATAAATCCTCTTTTTTTACCTAAATTACCTAATCCATTTAAGAATTTTTCTACTTTAGGTACTGCTGCAAAAAACTTATTAATAATTTCTTTAGCTTGTTTTACAGAAATATCCATAGTGTCAGCTAATTTGTATTCTGACATACCATAAGCTAAACCAAAATTGATAGTTTTTTGTACATCTCTATAAGTTACACCTTTTTTAAATGGAGTTTCTTTCTTTACATCTTCAATAGGTATATCAAATGTCATTGAACATAAAACAGAATGTAAATCTTGACCTTCTTTAAAAGCATTTAACCAAACTTCATCTTTACTAAATTCAGCTATAATACGAAGCTCCATACCACTAAAATCACCACCTACTATTTTATAACCTGTTTCAGGAATAAAACAACTTCTAATAACTTTAGCTAAATCTCCTTTAGAAGGAATTTGATTTAAATTAGGTTCAGATACTGATATTCTACCAGTACTAAGAATTTGCCAAATATTAGCTCTAATTCTAGAATCTTCATCTACAAACTTTAGAAAACCTTCACCAAATGAAGTTTTAAGTTTAGTAAATTTAGTGTAGGATAATAAAGTTTTAATTAATAAATGTTTATTTTTAATTCTTTGAAGTTCTCTATCTCCAACTGATTCTAAAGTTGGTTCAATAGCTTTACATATAGATAACTTCTGTTGATTAGAAGACCAATTAATTTTAGATTCTTCTTCAAAACCAAACATTTTCAATTGAGTGTATTTAGGTCTAAATAGAATAAATTTATCATCAGTTTTAATAATGTTATCTAATTCATTTTCTAATTTAGTTGCTTCTAAATTAACTGTTTTAATAACTTCTTTCCATTTTAAAGTGTCTAATTTAACACCATTAAATTCCATTAAAGTAAATACTTTTACAACTTCATTTTCAAGATTTAAAACATTTATTAAATCTAATTCTAATAACTTAGTAATTTGAGCCATCATTATATCTTCTAAATAAACAACATCATCTGCTGCATATTTAATAACTCTAGAATTTAAACCTACTTTATGAATTTCTCCTCTAACTGTTTTATCTAATTTAACATTACAATATTTCAAAGTTAATTCATCTAATCCTAAATTTCTAACATCTATACCAGTTGTTAAAATACATTCAGCTAAAAACGTATCATATACTTGCATTGACCAAATATTAATACCATGTTTTAATAAAAATCTACCATCAAATTTAAAATTTTGTAAAAGAAACAATTTATTTGGGTTTTCAAAGTAAGTTGAAAATAACTTAATAGGAAATGAATCAGCTTCTATTACATATTGATTATTTTTATCTCCAAATTGGTAACAAAGAAGATCTCCTTTAATAGCACTAAAACCAGTAGTTTCTGTGTCAAATCCTATTATGTTATTTTCATCTAACCATTGATAAACTTCTGAAATATCTGTATCTTTTATATTTGGATTAGTAAAAAGTTGTTTATTTTTACTTACAAAGTTTATCATAATCATCTATTATTGTTCTATACATTTTACTTGTTATATACCAACCATTCATTCCTGTCATAGTTTTATATTTTTCCATTGCTTTTATTTCTTTGTCTTTAATTTGTTCAATAGTTAAATCTTCATTTAATATTTCTTGACAAACTTCAGCTTCTGTACCACAATTAAAATAAACATATCCAGGATTTTCTTTA